TGATTTCATAGATTCCCCCGAATCATTTAAGAAGTAAGAGGCGGGTTAGTCGGGGGAGAAAAACCCGCCTCTTACAATTTGTTAACTTTCGATTAGAAAGTTGGTGCTACCAAACCAGTGCCTGAAATGATTGAGGCTGCTAGTGGGTAACGCTCTGCAGAGAAAGCACCAAATCCATAAACAACAGACTTGATTGTGAGAGATGAAGCACCAGTTGCATCAAATGACAATGCGAATGGTGATCCTGGCTGCTCCCAAAGGTGCATTTCAGGTGCTGCTACGCAGTAAATCTGATCTTGGTTTGTTGCTGCACCAAGATTAGTTACAACATTTGCATCAGCAATGATTGGCAAGCCCATCATTGAGTAACCTGAGTTGCCATATCCAACTACGCCTGCACCTGCTGCAGTTGCGTTCATTGGACCATTTGCAGTTGGAACTACTAATGGGCGGCCTGTTGTGTCCACTGCTGCTAGCAAGAAAGCTAGACGGCGTGGGTGCATAATCCAGTGTGTTGGTGTCTCAAAGACATTTGACTGAATCTGTTGAATTGCATCAGCCAACTTTGGATATAGCAAAGCAACTGTTGGTGATGTTGCAGTGAAAGTGATTGCATTTCCACCTGAGTTTGCGATTCCCTTGAACTGGCCGTTTGAGCCTGTTCCGTTTAGAACCTGGTTATCAACTGTTGTGTGCCATGAACGGATTAGGTCAGCAACAACAAATGTGTCAATGCCTGTTCCGCGCTCAATTGCCTGGCGTGATAGGTCCTGTTGTCCAGCGATTGTACGAACTGGGATGCTCAAAAGTGTATCGTCAACATCAGTTTCTGATACTGCAGTGTTCTGAGTTTCCTGAACAGCCGTTGAACTTCCTGTTGTCATGCGGCTAATTTCCAGCGACATCCCAGCAGGGGGTAATACATGCTTTGCAGTTGCAAAGTCTGCAGTTGGGCGGCCTGCGCGTGCATAAGGTGCAGCGAGGTCAACCAAGTATTGTGGAACAACTAATCCAGCGAAGTTTGATGTACCAACATCACGGCGCTCAATTGATTCTTCCTTTGTGTGGCGAGCAAGGCGCTCTTGTGCTGAGTAATCTCCGCGAATCTGAGCGTTGAAAACATCCTTAACGAATGAAACTTCAGCTTCAGGGTTGTATGTGCGAACTTCGCGTGTAACTGTTGAGCCACCAACGCGAGGTGTGATTACTGCTGCAACTGATGAGCGCATTTCTGCAACCTTTACATCTGCTGCTGCCTGTGTTGTGAACTTTTCAATCTTTGCATCTAGTGCGCGTGCTTCTTCAACGAGAGCATCAACCTTATCGGTTTCCTCTGCAGTAAGGTCGGTGCGAGATTCTGCGGCTACTGCCTCAAGAACTGCATCCATTTCTGCCTTAACTGCATCACGGCGCTCAAGAGCTACATCAAGATATGACTTTGACATTATTCTCCAATGAGTGTTTGTAATTGTTTGAGGTGGTGGCAATGCTCTCCACGGCGCTTTTAGGGTGTGGGATTTGCTCCGACTTCGATCTGCTACTTTTGTAGCAGAAACTTATTTTGTGTTGTTGATAATTGCTTTAGCAAGGCGCAGGGAAATTGAACGGCCTGCAACCGCTGGCATATCTGTTGGCTCTAACTCAACTTCAGGTTCTTCAACCTCAACAGTTGGGGTAAGTGTGTTAAGCCCTAGCAAAACCTCAAGCATTGTTTTGCCTTCTTCAAGGCTATCGTAGGAATCAGATACCTTTTCAAGAATTGAATTGATAACAAGAGTTGATTCACCATCTAGGGCGCGACCTTCTTTGATTGCTTCCATTGCGTTTTTGATTGCCTCTCTTGCTTCAACTGAAGTTGTAGGGTAAGCGGGATATGTGACAACCGATACATCACCATCAGCAAGGCTAACTTCAGTAAGTGTGCGAACCGAACGGTCCTCATTCCACTTTTGACGGATAACACGGAAAGCAAAACTCATTTGGTCAACATCTCCGCGCTCAACTAACTTGTAAAGGTCGCGACCTTCGCTGGTGTCTGCAATCTCTGCATCCATAAACAAACCACGATCATCTTCGCTTAGCGTAAGTGTGCCGTTCTTTGTTCGAGCTAGTGGCAAACCTTCGTGGTTAATAAGCAAACGCACATCAGGTGTTTCGCTTAATGTCTTGCGAAACGCGCCAGGGGCGATAGTCTCTTTGAATGGTAGTGGAACGCTTGCATCGTTAAACACTGCTGCATAACCGCGCAAACGCATTGTTCCATCTTCGGCTTGGCGTGCTTCAACATCTTGAACCGTAAATGTACGGCGTTCAATTTCTTTCACTTTGCTCCTTGAGTTAACTTCCCCGCCTGGTTCCATATCTTCGGAAATTGAAATTGCAACCATCTGATCTATTGCTTCTTGCTTTGTATCGTGGCAAACCAATGTTGTATAAGAACCATCTGATTCTTGCTTAACAGTTGCCCATCCTGAACAATCGGCTTGCTTATCTGAAACGAAATATGGCATTTACTTAACCTCGTATGCTGCGCTTGGGTCGGTTGGGTCAATTGTTGAAATCTGTTGCAACTGACTTGAAGGCAAACCAGTGTGCTTCATATCAGGCAAGCCAACTGCCTTTGTAACCGCTGCAGGGTCAAAACCAACTTGAATCAATGCAGCAGCAATTTCGGTGCGTAGCTTGAGGCCAACATCCTTAGCATCTGTTGCATCAATGTTTTGTAGTGGAACGCGGTATTGATCACCATCTTCAATTGGTGCCATATCTTCGTAAGCGTGAACATCGTTGAGTGAAAGGAAACCTTCACGCAAGCCCTTTGTGTAGGCATCGTAACGCTCAAGGGTTGTACCGCGCAGTAGTGCATCCAAGTTAAAGCGAATGAATCCATCAGGTTCAGGTAGCAGCGTTGATAATGATTGCTCAATTCGCTCCAAGATTGGGCGCAATGAGTGCTGAACGAATGAAAGGTTTTGCGCTTCAACTGATGCAAATGACATTGCACCCGCAACTGGGTGGCCAAGTAGCGATAGTGGAACGCGGAAAATACGAGCAATTTCCTCAACTGAGAAACGGCGAGTGTCTAACAACTGCGCATCTTGTGCATTGATTGTTAGCGGCTTGAAAGAAGCACCGCCCGTAAGAATACCGATCTTGCCAGCGCGGTATGGGCCAGTGTGGGTAAGGTTCCAGTCACGGGCAATATCTGATGCCTGTTCTTGAGTTAACTCGCCAGCCGTTTCAATGACACCGCCAGGGTTGGCAGCGTTACCAAAGTATGAGGCTGCATAAACATCTGCTGCCATTGCCGCGCCTAGTGTGGTGCGGCAGGCGGCGATTGGTGAAAGGCCGTAGCGATCACCTGGCAAACGGAAATCAGGGATGTGTAAAAGTTCTTTGTCGGTTAGGCGCTGCTCATAAGCACCTTGAGAATCTCTAACCTTTACGAAATACACCAATGGTTCACCTGGCGCGAGGCGCTCAATGCGAACATTACGAGGATTCAAAACATAGAGTTCTTGAACATCTCCCATATCATCGCGCACCGTCAGGATATAAGCGTTGCCTTCAAGTTTGAATGAAGTAACAATCTGCTCATAAAACTCTAACCGCGTAGTTTCAGGGTTTGGTTTTGCAACCCAGGCAGGCTGATCGCCATAAACAGTTGCATAAGGTAAGCGATTGCGACCACGGCGCACATAAGCGCCAACTGGCAATGAACTTACTGTGTCTGACAATAGGCGCACGCAAGAATAAACGGCACTCATACGAATTGCGGTTTCACCATCAACAACAACGCCAGCGTTAGTTGCAAATGCTGGACGGCCTGGAATTAAAGGCTCAATGTATTGATTGTTGGCTGAACGCTTTGTTCCAGCACCTGCCAAACGCTTTGATAAACTCATTAGTTAGCCTTTTCTGTAACCCATACTAGAAACACACCTGCAACAATTAAAGCTAGTGGAACTGAAACCATTGCCAAGCCTGTAGTTGCAAGTGATACACCCACGACTTCAACAATAATTGAAACATCAATCTTCTTCATTATGCTCCCTATACCTGAATTGAAAAATACCTAGCAACTGGTGGTGGCGGTT